TCAAACTGTTTCGCAATGCCATCAAGTATGGCGATCAAGTGTTTGTTCGTGATCCAGAAACATTTGAAATGATGTGGGTAGACATGACCAAGGTCAGTCGCATCATTGTAAACGAATCAGAAGGCAAGCGTCCCGAGCAGTATGTGATTCGTGACATCAATCCCAACTTTCAAAACATGACTGTGGCAGCCAAAACCACCACAGACTACATGACCAACCCTGTGACAGGAAGCATATCTGGCAACGCAAACTATACCATGCCCAACGGTGGCATGGGTGGCGGTGTGGGCAACAGTCGTTTCATGACTGCCATGAACGAAACTTGTTTGGATGCCAAGCACGTGGTCCACATGAGTCTAAACGAAGGCTTGGACACATTCTGGCCATTCGGCAAGAGCATCTTGGAAAACATTTGGAAAGTGTTCAAGCAGAAAGAACTGCTGGAAGACTCAGTGCTGATCTATCGTGTACAACGTGCCCCAGAGCGACGCATTTTCAAAATTGACGTTGGCAACATGCCCAGTCACTTGGCCATGCAATTTGTTGAGCGTGTGAAAAACGAAATGTGGCAGCGTCGTATTCCCACTGTAACAGGTGGTGGACAGAACATGATGGATGCCAGTTACAACCCACTGAGTGTGGGCGAAGACTACTTCTTTCCTGTGACCAGCGACGGTCGCGGCAGCAGTGTAGACACGCTACAAGGTGGTCAAAACCTAGGTGAAATTGACGATTTAAAGTATTTTAACAACAAAATGGCACGTGGTTTGCGTGTACCTAGTAGCTATTTGCCCACAGGACCAGACGACTCTAGCCAAGCTTTTAACGATGGAAAAGTGGGCACAGCCATTATTCAAGAGTACAGATTTAACCAGTATTGCGAGCGTTTGCAAGCACTGATCTGCCAAAAACTGGACGACGAATTCAAGATGTTCTTGAAGTGGCGCGGGTTTAACATTGACTCTGGCCTGTTCTCTTTGCGGTTTAACCCGCCGCAGAACTTTGCTAGTTATCGTCAAGCCGAACTGGACACATCAAGAATCAACAGCTTTACCAGCTTGGAACCATTGCCGTATATGTCAAAGCGTTTTATGCTTGAGCGTTTCTTAGGCTTGAGCAAAGACGAAATTGATCGCAACGAAAAGATGTGGGAAGAAGAGCGCGACGAGCCTGAACTACAAACCAGTGCAGGTCAAGATCTGCGTTCAGTAGGAATCAACCCTGCAGGATTAGAAAACGACATTGCCACTGGTGAAGAAATGGCCGCCATGGGACCAGGTGGTGCACCTGCTGCTCCTGGACTGCCTCCAACACCCACTGGCGCACCTCCAGCACCAGGCGGAGCAGCCCCGGCAGTATAAATAACATCATGCTGCTAACAGAATTCTTCAAAAAAGAACCAGGTTCATATCAAGATCTAAGCCAGGACAACAGTCAAGTTGAACTGGGAGATCTGCGCAAGAGCCGACTGACTCTGCGCCAGTTAAACAAACTGCGCCGCATGAATGATGTTAGAGCATTTGAGTACAAAGAAAAACTCAAAAAACTTCGCAAGCAATACCAACCCGCTGCACAACCAATGGCCTAATTATCGCCATTTTGAGCCTCAAAACCACATATATTTCTCCGGTAGTGTAAATAACTGCACACTTTACCTATAGGAGTTTTATACAATATGAACCGTTTTGAACAACTCATTGAGTACGTCATTAATGACGAAGAACAAAAAGCTCGCGAGCTTTTCCATGACATCGTGGTTGCCAAAAGCCGCGAAATCTACGAATCCATGATGGCCGAAGAAGCTGAAGAAGAGCTTGACGAAGCCGCCGAGGAAGAAGAGGAAGAAGAAGAACTCGACGAAGATGCCATGGGCGGCGACGCCAGTGACGATCTGATTGACGAAATCGAAACCGAAGAATCCAGCGACATCAGCATGGAAGGCGAAGGCGACGAAGAGTTTGACGACGAAGCCGAAGAAGACGGCGAAGACCTAACACACGACATGGAAGCAGATCACGACAGTGAAGAAGCTGCTACCAAAGACGATATCATGAACTTGGAAGACAAACTAGACCAGTTGATGGCCGAGTTTGAAGCAGCCATGGCCGGCGACGCTATGGGCAGCGATGGCGACGACATGGGCGCTGACATCGGCGGCGATGCTATCGAAATGGACGACACCGAAGAAATGATGAGTGAGAATATCACTCTCAAGCAAGTTCACCCAAAGACAACAACCAATGAAGAAGGCGACGGCAAAGCTGGTCCAGTAGCTTTCAACAGTGGCGCTGCTGGTATGGCTGCTAGCCCTGTCAAAGCCACAGGAACTGAAGCCCAAGGCCGTCCAGCTCCTACAACCAAGGAACTAATTGGCAAAGTTGGTAACAGCCCAGCTCAAGGTACACAAGACCTGAAAGCAGCTACAAAGCCTGTGACCAGTCAAGCCAGTGGTGTTAACACCAAGAGCCCATTGCCAGGCCGTAAGGGTTAATTAAATGTCACGATACCTAAGAGAAAATCTTACTTTCCATCAAGCCCGCATCCAAGTTATGGAAGAGCAGGATCCTGCTAACGGGGGTAAGAATCTCTACCTCAAGGGTATCTGCATCGAAGGCGACAAACGCAATGCCAACGAACGCATTTACCCACGACATGAAATTATCAAGGCAGTAGAAACAATCAACGAACAGATCCGCGACGGGAACTCCGTGTTAGGTGAAGTGGACCATCCAGATGATCTAAAGATCAATTTGGACCGTGTTTGCCATTCAGTTGAGCAGATGTGGATGGACGGACATGCCGGTTGCGGCAAGTTGAAGATTCTACCAACGCCCATGGGCGAACTTGTTAAGACCTTGTTGACATCTGGGGTCAAGCTCGGCGTAAGCAGCCGAGGTTCAGGTAATGTTGATGACAGAACAGGACATGTTAGTGACTTTGAAATTGTCACTATAGATGTGGTTGCCCAACCCAGTGCTCCTAATGCATATCCCACAGCAATCTATGAAGGCCTCATGAATATGAAGTATGGTCATAGAGTTATGGAGATTGCTAGAGAGGCTGGCAAGGATGACAAAGTGAAGAAGTATCTCGGTGAGGAAGTCAAACGCCTCATTAGAGAACTTAAAATCTAAGGAGAAACAGGAATGTTTGATGCTATCAAACCATTGCTAGACAGCGGCCTGATCAACGAAGATGTTAGCCGAGAACTCAACGAAGCTTGGGAATCTAAACTAACAGAAGCACGTGAACAAGTTCGTGCAGAACTCCGCGAAGAGTTTGCACAACGCTACGAGCATGACAAGACAGTTATGGTTGAAGCCCTAGATAAAATGGTAACAGAAGGTCTAAGCACAGAACTTCAAGCTATTGCTGCTGAAAAAGCACAATTGGCTGAAGACCGTGTCCGGTTCCAAAGCAAGATGAAAGAATCAGCACAGAAGTTCAACGGCTTCTTGGTTCAGAAACTGGCTGAAGAAATTGGCGAACTGCGCAAGGATCGCAAGACTCACAGCGAAAGCCTCCAGAAATTGGAAGGTTTTGTTGTTGAAGCTCTGGCCCGTGAGATCATGGAATTTGCACAAGACAAGAAGGACGTGGTTGCTACCAAGGTTCGTCTGATGCGTGAAGCCCGTGAACAACTCGAAGGTCTGAAGGCACGTTTCATCAAGGAAAGTGCCAACAAGATGAGCAAGGCTGTTAGCCAACATCTCAAGGCTGAACTTAATCAGTTACAAGAAGATATCAAGGTTGCTCGTGAGAACAACTTTGGACGCCGTATCTTCGAAGCATACGCTGCTGAATTTGGCGCTACTCATCTCAATGAGAAGCAAGAAGTTAAGAAGCTATATGCTCTACTCGCCCAGAAGGATCAAAAGCTGGCCGAGGCAGTTGAACTCACCGAGAAGGCGAAAGTCGTCGTTGAGTCCAAAGAACGCGAACTGCGTATGATCAAAGAAAGCAATACTCGTGCAGATCTAATGCAAGAGTTGCTGGCTCCTTTAAACAAGGAAAAAGCCGACGTCATGCGTAATTTGCTTGAAAGCGTTCAAACCACACGTTTGAAGTCAGCTTTTGAAAAGTATCTACCAGCAGTGTTGGAAGACCGTTCCGCAAAAGCCCCCAAAGTGATTGCAGAATCTGTTTCAGCAGTAACCGGTGATAAGACAGTACCCGCCCAACCCGTTTCCGAAGACGAGCGCAGCAATGTGATCGACCTCAAGCGTTTGGCAGGCCTGTGATTTTTATATTTTAGGAGACTTAAATGTCACAAGAACTATTAGAAAGTCGCTGGGGCGAAACCAAAGAAGCTCTGCTCGAAGGTTTGAACGGCACCAAGCGCAATTCCATGAGTGTTATCCTTGAGAACACTCGCAAGTACTTGAAGGAAAACGCTTCCGCAGGTTCCACAGCATCTGGCAACATCGCCACACTAAACCGTGTGATTCTGCCAGTTATCCGACGTGTCATGCCAACCGTTATTGCTAACGAGTTGGTTGGTGTTCAGCCAATGACAGGCCCAGTTGGTCAAATCCATACTCTGCGTGTTCGTTACGCTCAGAGCTTGACTGACTCTAGCTTGGCTCAAACCAGCGTAACAGCCGGTCAAGAAGCACTGAGCCCATTCACCATTGCTACTGCATATTCTACAGTACCAAAGGACACAGCTACTGCTACTGCCTACACCGGTGGTAACACAGCAGTTATGGAAGGTAACGGCGGTAAGCAGATCAGCGTTCAGATCCTGAAGCAAGCTGTTGAAGCCAAGACCCGTAAGCTGCAAGCTCGTTGGACTTTTGAAGCTGCTCAAGACGCACAAGCCATGCACGGTATCGACGTCGAAGCTGAAATCATGGCCGCTCTGGCTCAAGAAATCACAGCTGAAATCGACCAAGAGATCCTGTTGAGCCTGCGCTCACTGGCTTCTACCGAGTTCACATACAACCAAGCTACCGTTTCTGGTACAGCTACATTCGTTGGTGACGAACACGCCGCTCTGGCAGTTCTGATCAACCGTGTTGCTAACCTGATTGCCCAACGTACACGTCGTGGCGCTGGTAACTACGCTGTTGTTTCTTCAGCTGCTCTGACTGTTCTGCAGTCTGCAACTACTTCTGCTTTTGCTCGTACCACAGAAGGTACTTTCGAAGCTCCAACAAACACCAAGTTCGTTGGTACACTGAACGGAAGCATGCGTGTGTTTGTTGACAGCTACGCTGCTGACACAACACCAGTTCTGGTTGGTTACAAAGGTTCCAGCGAAGCTGACGCTCCAGCATTCTACTGCCCATACATTCCATTGATGAGCAGCGGTGTTGTTCTGGATCCAACAACATTCGAACCAGTCGTGTCGTTCATGACACGTTACGGTTACATTGAACTGACAAACACTGCCAGTTCGTTCGGTAACGCTGGCGACTATGTTGGTGAGATCGCTGTATCTAACCTGTCTTTCAGCTAATCCAATCTGGATTGCGAAAACACAAAAAGCACCTTCGGGTGCTTTTTTGTTGACTTGATCAACATGCCTACAAACCATAAATAACTCATAGGAACACGAGTTTTGATATGACTTACGCATCGGGACAGCTAATTCAAGCCAGTGATTACAACGGGTTTGTTACCAACAACACCAACAACGTAAATGCTTGGTGGGGCACTGGATCAGGCAACGCAGGTTGGGGACAAACAGCATTGAGCACAGTGTCTGCAGGCGATACAATCACTGCCCTCAGCTGGGCCAGTTTGATCAACACCATCAAAGCTGGAGCAAATCATACCGGAACCGCAGTTACCAACAGAACAGCTCCGTCAGTGGGCAACACCGTCACAATATTTCCCAATGTTGACACAGACATTGGATCCATCAACACCAATCGCGGCAATGCCGTAGCATCAGGGTCTACCAATGGTACCTGGACTGGTTCGGCATCGGTGACTTCTGCCACCGGCAGCGGCAATGAAAATTGGACCATGACCTGGACCAACACAGTGACGTTTGGCAGTGCCAATCAAGCTCGATACTTTTTCAATGCCGGCGGCCTGGTTAGAATTCAAATGGGCAAAAGCAGCACTGGTACAACCAAAGATACTTTTTGGAACAGTTTGGTCAGCAGTGTAGGCACTATTTTTATTTCAGGCGGAATAGGCGCATCACAAAGCATCAGTGGCACAGAATACACCGGCGTAACTGTGAGTGGTTCATCAGGCGCATACACTTCGAACTCATCAGCTGGTTGGTATTACTTGTTGGCCAACGGCAGCACACAGATATATCAAAAGACTCAGACTTCAAGTCCTTATACCAGTGACACAATTACTGTAACGGCTGTGGCATCGGGTGCCACATTGACCATTACCGCAGTGTGGAACAGTCCTGGCCTGAGTGGGCAAACCAATAACTCAGTTTCGGGTGGCACAGCAACTGCCAGTCCATTTACCAGCTTTGGTTCAGCACCTGCTGTGGTTGTTAACACAGTGTATCCCAGCACCACATACTTGAGTGATTCATGGGGCACCAATGCCATTGCAGAATCTGTGGCTGTTAATACATCTCCAGGTCCTGCACCGGCTGCTGCTGAATTCTTGCTCATTGGTGGTGGAGGTGGCGGCGGCAGCCAAGGTGGCGGCGGTGGAGGTGGCATGGTCTATCGCAGCAGTCTGACATTGCCCACTTCAGGTCAAGGATTTACAGTTATAATCGGAGCCGGCGGTCTGGCATCAGTGGGTAGTCCTACCACAGCCACATATGGTGGTTCTCCTGGATCAATCACTGTGTACACATACTCTCCTACCGCAGGCAGTGCAGGAAGCACCACAAGCATCAATGCCAATGGCACCATAGTTCAAGCCTATGGCGGCGGGGCAGGTGGCACAGTCAATACAGACCCCGCGGCCCTGATTGGTTCAGCAGGCGGCCCACCCATATTCAACGGCAGCACCGCAGTAGCAGGTGCTGTGGGTACTGGCGGTACAACATATTACGCCAGCAGCAGCACAGGCACCAGTTATCACGGCGGTGCCAACCAAGGTGCCGGAGCCGGCGGTGGTGGTGCAGGGTCTGCAGGTTCGGCCAGCATTACTCCCAACGTACAGGTTGGCGGCAATGGATATGAATATTGGACTGGCTATGGATTTGCTGCTGGCGGCGGAGCAGGCGGATACAGCAGTCTTGGTGGCAATCCATTCCCAAGTTCGGGAACATATGGTGGATCGACTAGCACAGCCTGGTACGGCGGACGTGCAGGTGTGCTGGCTGGTGATCGCAGCTCGGGAGTTTACAACAATGGCTACGAGAATGCTCAGTCAGCCTTGTCCAACACCGGCTCGGGCGGTGGCGGAGCGGCCTACGGTGAAGTCATTTATGGTCTAGGCGCAGGAACAATGGGCGGCAACGGTGGATCGGGTGCTATAGTTATTCGTTATCCTGGCGCAAGTTCCATTCTATCATATTCAGGACAATGGACCACAAACATCACCGGTGGTTATGTGTATCATTATATCAAATCTTCGGGTAGTTTGTATCCAGCAGGCGAAGCACCGCCTGATCCAACACCTGCTAACTTGACCATTGACTATCAATTGATTGGTGGCGGCGGTACAGGAGGTATACGCGGTGGCGGCGGTGGAGCTGGTGGCGTAGCTCAAGCATCGGGCACACTGGTCAGTGGCGCATCATACATTGTCAGCATTGGTGCCGGCGCCAGTGGACTCACTGGCAGCGCAGCAGCGGCTGCAGGTTACAGTGGACAAAACAGTAATTTCACTGGCACAGGAATTGCAGCCACGGGCCGTGGCGGTGGATATGGTGCTGCAGAAGGAGTGTATGGCAGTGCAGGCGGCCCTGGTGGATCAGGTGGCGGCGGTGCAATGCCCACTGGCCCCGGCGGAATAGCAAATGCATTCGGCGACGGAAACTTGGCTTACCCAGGCGGAATTGGTGAGAATCAGGCCATTGGTGCTTACACATTTGGTGAAGCTGGTGGTGGTGGCGCAAGCTCTGCCGGTGTCAACGGCTCTTACGGTGGAGTCGGTGGTCAGGGAGGTGCCGGCGGTGCTGGTATAATGTGCTATGACAATGTGTTCAGAGCCGGCGGTGGCGGTGGCTCGGGCAGAGCAGCTCCAGGTTGGGGCGGTAATCGCAGCAGTGCAGGCTATGGTTACGGAGCCACTGCAGGAGCACTACCTAATCAAAACACTCTCAGCGCATTGGCCAATTCTGGCGGCGGTTCAGGTGGTGCCTACGCTGATGGCTCGTCAGTTAGCACTGGCAACGGCGGATCGGGTGTGTTGGTAATACGTTATCCAGGATCTGTATCAAGAATAAGTTATACTGGAACGTACACCACACAAACAATTGGGGGCTATGTTGTACACACAATTACCAGCTCAGGAACATTGACAGTTGTACCAGGTGCAGGTTTTGGTTATAACACCGTTGGAGACGGAACAGGAACTGGTGCAGGGTCAGGTCTGGTCTATGGTGCTCATACCACCAGCGGTGGTAACGCAGGCATGCCAGGTCTGACTTGGGTACAAAACTATGATACCAGCGCCAACTTGTGGCAAGTAAACTGCGCAAGCAACAACTGGTTCCCGCTGATTATCACACTGAACAACATCTATCGTTTGGGCAGTTCTGACATGGGATACACACTATCCAATGTGCCTATATTCATGTGGAGACATCCAAACAGTCAGTGGAGCAGCAGCATGATTACCAATGAATTGGGTATGAATGCTGATCAAATTTCTCGTAGCTTTATTGGTACTCAAGTTTGGTGGGAAGCTACCTATGCTGGCATGGACGATCAGCTGTATTGGGGATTTGCAATACTGGATTCCAGAAATTACAGTGCAGGAACACCGGGCAATACATGGACCAATAAAACACTGATACCTTATTGGTATGCAAGTGATTTTGGCGGTGAATGGCAAGGACACGGATTTATTACATATCCGTCTATTTCCGGTAATGTAGCTACAGTTCCGCAGACATTCACAAGAACTGGAGCTACTAGTAGAGATGGCGGTGGATATGCGCCCCCAACTAGAAGCGACTACGCAGTCACACTGGATCAATACTCTCTGGTAATTCCTGTGTTGGCCAGTAACAATGGATTCTCTGGTGGTGCATACAATGGTGCTCGCAACCCATTGACAGCAAAATTTGGATATATTGGTTTCCCTCCATCATCGTGATAAATTAAATATAGAGGATATATGGCACACTTT